TTTATCTCCCGCACTTGAAAAACAACGCGCGGCAGCAGGTTTTTTTTGGCGGCGCGTCAAGTGGAAAAAGCGTGTTCCTGGCGCAGCGGGTGGTATACGACTTATTATCTGGCGGGCGGAATTATCTGATAGCGCGGCAGGTAGGGCGGACGCTGCGCGGGTCAGTGTTCACGGAGATTCAGAAGGTGCTGGGCGACTGGCATGTGAACGAACTGTTTTCTGTGAACAAAAGCGACATGCTGATTACATGCGAGAACGGATACCAGGCGGTATTCGCTGGGTTGGATGATGTCGCAAAGTTGAAGTCACTCACGCCGGCAAAGGGCGCGGTGACGGATGTTTGGGTAGAAGAGGCGACCGAAATAGAACGCGCGTCTATCAAAGAGCTTATCAAGCGGCAGCGCGGCGGGAGCGAAAAGACGCCGAAGCGGCTGACGTTGAGCTTCAACCCTATTCTGAAAGCGCACTGGATTTACGAGGAGTATTTCAGTCCGATTGCCTGGGCGGACGACCAGACGGAATACCGCAGCGACGCGCTCACAATTTTGAGAACGACCCATAAAGACAATAAATTCCTTACTCCCGACGACGTCAATGATCTGGAAAGCGAAACGGACGCTTATTATCGGGACGTTTACACGCTTGGCAAGTGGGGCGTGCTGGGCAACGTCATCTTTACAAACTGGGTGATGGCTGACCTTGACGACCCTGCAAGCGAATACTACCTGCCGGAAGCGCAGCGCACGAACAGGCGACACGGGCTTGACTTTGGCTTCTCGTCAGATCCAGCCGCTGTGCCGTTTACGCATTACGACCGGGCGCGCAAGCGGATTTACGTCTATGATGAGCTGTACGAAACAGGCTTAACGAATGACGTGCTGGCAGAGATATTAAAAACTAAGCAGACACGCGATATTGTGATAGCGGACAGCGCGGAGCCGAAGTCTATCGCGGAATTGCGGGCGCGCGGGGTGGATGTTTATCCGGCGCACAAAGGGCCTGATAGCGTGCTGTTTGGTATTCAATGGCTGCAGCAGCAAACTATCGTGGTACATAAACATTGCATCAACATGCGCAATGAGCTTTCGCAGTACAAGTGGCGTGAGGACGGACAGGGGCGCGCGATGCGGCAGCCGGTGGACAGGAACAACCACTTGATTGACGGGCTGCGTTATGCGTATGAGACCGAGATGATAGACCAGAAACCGGAGTATTTGCCGGGCATTTACAAATAGGCGGTGATGATGATCGAAAATTACATTTATTCAGCGCTCTCAAGTATGTTACGGGAGACAGAAACTGACAGGCTGGAGAGCTTTCAACGCCGCCGTGAGGCGTATGTGTCCGGAGGTGAAAAGCCGCTAAAGACGGATAGCGGGGGCTTTGACGACTCAGTCCGGATGAACTACGCGCGCATGATCGTGGATAAAGGCGTTGCATTCCTGTTCGGTAAGGACGTACGGTTCGAGCTTGCAGAGGGCGATGTTACGCCGCAAGAGGAATGGCTGGACGCGGTTTGGATGGCGAACCGGAAGATGTCATTGCTCCAGAAGCTGGCGACCAACGGCGGAATTTATGGGACGGCGTTCCTGAAGATACACGCGCAGCCCGGACAGATGCCGAAGCTGGTTGTGGTTGATCCTGAAACCGTAAGCGTTGCGCTTGACCCGATGGATGTGGACAGCGTATTGCGGTACACGATCCGGTATCAGACGGTTGACCCGCAGACGGATAAAATTATCTCCGTCCGACAGGTGATCGCGCAGGATGGGCTGCAATGGCAGATCACGGACGAAATCGGGAATGTGGATGGGGGAACGTGGCAGACGGTCAGTGTGCAGACTTGGCCATACCGCTTCGCGCCGATGTTGCACTGCCAGAACCTGAACGCTCCGAACGCGTTTTGGGGTATCAGCGACATTGAAGACGATGTGCTGGAAGTTATCAACAAAGAGTCTTACACAGTCTCGAATATCCTGAAAATATTGCGCTTCCACGCGCACCCGAAAACGTGGGTGCGGGGCGCGAGCGCGGCACAAATAAAAGTGAATCCGGACAATATGATCGTGCTTCCAGGCGAAACAGCAACCATCCAGAACCTTGAGATGCAAAGCGACCTGGCTTCCAGTATTGCGATGCACAGGGAATTGGTGCAATTTATTCACGGGTTGTCGCGCATTCCGGAAGTTTCAACGGGTAAGCTGGATAATGTTGGCGCGCTTTCTGGCGTGGCTTTGGAAATTCTGTACCAGCCGCTGCTGGAAAAGACGCAGGCGAAGCGGGTGACATACGGCGATATGCTGGTGGAGCTGAACCGCCGGCTGCTGGCAATTGGCGGCTTTGGCGATGAAAACTACACAGAATTGCGCTGGCAGGATCTGCTGCCAAAAGACAAGGTTGCGGAAACGAACGCGGCTTTGGTTCTGAAACAATTGGGCGTGAGCAGCGACACGCTGGTTCAGCAGTTTGGATACGACCCTGATTTGGAGCGTGAGAAGCGGGCGAAGGAAAGCGATCTTGGGCAAGCCCTGCTGCAAGCGTTTGACCGCGGCGAAGCACAGGCTGAGTAATGCCGACCATTTATGACGCGATAGGGGAGTTTCAGGAGCGGCTGCTGCGTAATGAGCGCCGGGCTGCCGCGCAGATGGTACGCGTGTACGCTGACTCCTGGAAGCGTATAAAGGCGCGGCTGGCGGTTCTGCAAAAGGAGTACGAGCGGGCGCAGGCGCAGGGGCAGGATGTCGGGCTTGCTTGGCTGTACCAGAAGCAAAGGCTGACCGCGACACAGGCTTTGGTTGCGAAAGAATTGGCACATTTTTCGGCGTTCTCACAAAGGACGATCAGCTCACAGCAAGCGCGCGCTATTGCTGAAAGCCTGGCGTTCAATCGGGATATGACCATTCTGGCGATGGGCGCGGAGTACGACGAGCAAAGCCGGTTCGTAGTGAACAACCTGAACAAAGGCGAAACTGAAGCGTTGATAGGCGCAACGCAGCGGGGGTCCGCGCTGGATAAGTTGTTCCGCTCTATTTGTGAGGCGGGAGCGCAGTCAGCAGAGGACGCGCTTGTTCAGGGAATGGTCATGGGGTATAACCCGCGCAAGATCGCGCCGATGATACGGGATGCTTTAGGCATACAACTGAACCGCGCGCTGACCATTTCGCGGACGGAAGTTATGCGGGCGCAGCGCATTGCGACAGCAGAGAGCTATAAAGCGAACGCAGACGTGATAAAGGGTTGGCGTTGGCAGGCCGCCCTGACTGGAAATACCTGCCCGGTATGCCTTAGCTTGCACGGAAGCGAACACCCGATAACGGAGGTGCAGAAGGGACATATAAATTGCCGCTGCACGAGTGTCGCAATAACAAAAAGCTGGGAAGAATTAGGCGCAGAATACGGGGTAGACTTTTCTGGAGTGGAGAAGGCTGGTCCGTCATTCGCGGACGTGGCTAAGAAATACGGCATTACGCCTGAACAATTGCGGACATATGCCAACCGCAAGTTGAGCGGAGAGGCGTACTTCCGAAGTTTGAGCGCGGAGGAACAGCGCGCCATCCTGGGACCGTCAAAGTGGCTGGCGTGGAAAGACGGCAAGTTTGGGTTTGACGCATTGAGCCGGAAGACGTACAGCGCGGTCTGGGGCGAAGGCGTGAGGCAGGCTAGCTTGGTGGAGCTGCTGGGTGAAGCAGAGGCAAAACGATATATGGCGATGGCAAAACTTGCAGACAGCTTGCAAAAGTAAAGATATTGTGCTAATATTGGTATTGACATAAACACATCGACCGCCTGAGACAATCAGCCCGTCGGTGGGGATAAAAGCCGCACGCAGAAGCGTCCCGCTCTTGAGACCAAGAAACTGGTCTTTGGAGCGGGCGTTTTTGTTCAATTCAAAACACGCGACACCGGCGGTCAACTGGTGGGGAGATGAGCACATGGCTGAAGAACAAGCCAAACAGGTAACAGAGAACGGACAGACCAGCGAACAGGGCGGGGAAAGTACCGCGAACGCCGGCGGGGCTGAGAAGAAGACGTTTTCACAGGATGAAGTAAACCGGATTATAAAAGCGCGGGCTGAACGTGAGCTGCAGACTGTTCTGCAAGAAGCAGGGCTGGCGGGCGTGGACGAGCTGAAAGGGCTTGTTCAGGCGAAACGTCAGGCTGAAGAAGCGCAGAAGTCAGAAATGCAGAAACTTCAGGAACGCGCGGCGCAGCTGGAAAAACAGCTGGCGGACGCGGCTGAGAAGCAGAAGGCGTTGATGACACAGAGCGATATTACCGCGAAGGCGGCGAAGCTGGGCATCATCGACCCGGACGCGGCGTACAGGCTGCTGGATACCAGCAAGCTGGAGTATGACGAAGCAGGGCAACCTACGAACTCCGAAGCGCTTCTCACGGGATTGCTGAAGGACAAGCCGTACCTGGCGGGCGGCGGCGCGAGCGCAATGAACCCGGCTAAGTCGTCTGGCAACCAAAAAGACCCAATATTGACCGCTGCGCGGAAAGCAGCGGGACTTAGTTGAAAGGACTAACTAATGGCACAATCTATTGCTTTGGCAACCAAATTCCAGCCTATTCTGGATGAAATCTACAAGGCTGCATCTCTCACCGCCCGGATGGACACTCCGGTAAAACCGGTCAACTTTGCCGGCGCGAATGTGGTGAGCGTATTCAAGACCAACCCGATTGGGCTCGGCACCTACTCCCGCGTGAGCGGTTACCCTGCTGGACAGGTGGTCGGCACGTGGGAAACCCTGACGCTCGCTTCTGAACGCGGTCGGGCTTTTGTCATCGACCGCATGGATGATGAAGAAACGCTGGGCATGGCGTTTGGCACGCTGGCGGGTGAATTCATCCGCACTCAGGTGGCGCCCGAGCTGGACGCTTATCGCTTCAGCAAGTACGCCTCCACCTCCAGCATTAACGCTGCCACTCCCGCGACCCTGGATGCCAACACCATCATCCCCGCGCTGGATGCCGCGAAGTTGGCACTGGACGAGGACGAAGTTCCACGCGAAGGGCGCATCCTGTACATTTCGGACGCCTGTTTGAACCTGCTCGAGGGCAAGGTGAGCCGCTTTTTGGCGAACGAGAACGGCGTTGACCGCCGGGTTATGCGCTTTGACGGCATGGACGTGGTTATGGTCCCGCAGACGCGCTTCTACAAGGGCATCACCATTGACGCAGGCGCGACTGTGGACGCGGGCGGCTACTCGAAGGGCTCTGGCAAGGATATCAACTTCATGATCATCCACCCCAGCGCCGTTGTTCAGGTAGTCAAGCATGACGCTCTGAAGGTGTTCACTCCCGAAGACAACCAGACCACCGACGGCTGGCTGGTGCAGTATCGCATCTACCACGATGCGTTCGTTCTGGCCAACAAGCTGAACGGCGTTTATCTTCATAACAAAGCCTAATTAGTGGGCGTTGGATGAAGCTGACGCATTGCGGCATCACAATCGAAGTTAATGCGATTGACGCGCAGCGTTATTTGGCCGCTGGGTACAAGCCTGTGGAGGAGCTGGTAGAAATACCGGCTCCACCCGAGCCATCACAAAAGGGTGGCAGGCCTGAGGCGGTTGAAG